GTTAATTCCCTTGCCCACACAAGGTAGCAGCCCTCATACTTCACATCGGGTGTCTAGACACTGGTCGTGGGGACCAGCAGTGTTCACCCTGCATCACTAGCGGAAGATGATTTTCTATTCCTCGTAATTGAAAATTTCGATGTGAAGGACCGGGGAAACTAAATGAGGTTGAGTGACTCGTTACTCCCTCTAGACCCCTTGTTCCGACCGTAATATTTTTGTATTATCTGTAACAATAGGAACTTGGCGATAAGCCCGTAAGGGAAAGGGTCCTAAAACCATCAGCGCAACTTACCGTAGACGTAGGCGCGTACAGTGTTTGCACGGAACACTGGCAGTAATATTCTACGCCCACCCAGTGAGTCGACTTCTCTTATGTTCAGAAGGCCTAGCTTTTTAACGCTGGACATTTTGAGATGCACTGGACCAGAGCTCATTGTGAGACTGGAAGGTGTGGGACACCCCTCCCCCGCAAGGGGGAGGGGTCCGTTCTTTGTATATGGCCCCGTGCAAGGCCATATGCGTTTAGAATTGGATGAAAGTATGTCTAATAACCATCAATCATCAAATCAAAGACAACGATCCCGGAGGGTTCGCCGCCCTACCACGAGAAATACTCGTGTGTCACCGGGTCGACAATCGCGGTCACGGTCTCAAAGACGCGTGGCTGATAGGCGACCAACTGACAATAGAACTAAATTGGTGTTGTCTTCACTTGTGAAAGAATCAACACGCAAAGACATCGCTAGACGATTTCCCACTTACAAATGGGAGTTCACTCGAAATGGCCCCACATCTGGGGACCCTGTAGCACAAGCTGAATTTTTAGTGCTTTACATGTATCTCAAAAGTTTGAAGATTCCTGTTGTTGTTCAAACCACCTCTCCACATTTCCCTATTCCGGCTGAAGGTAGTAACATCATTCTCACCCCTACCGACCCATTCTTACAAGCCGGAGGTTATGCACAAATCGGGGACTTGCTCTTCGGTTGTGAACTGTACATTTATCAGGATGAACGATCTCGATTGTTCAATGGTAAACAACGTACATTTGGGAAGATCCTTTGTGGAGTTACTGGACGTACTGGACTTTGGTCGTATCGCAAGAATATCCGCACCCTTGAAATTAATTTGTATCACACAATTACAGGGGTGTCAATCACCCGGCCTATGTGTGTACCTACTGGCCATCCACAATTCTTCGATACTACTAACACTTTCTATCTTGCTGATGGAAAAACTCGTTCAGCTATGATCCACTACCGAGGACTCGTCCATGACACGAAGTTTCTCATTCGACTTGAGAAATTGACTGACAAGCAAATTTGGGTTTCTGGTCATGATATGGAAATCCAGTTTGATCAGGAGAAGATATACGTTCCTGTCCCTCTGTTTACTTGGGCAGTGAAATATTTGACAGGGAAAACTATAGAAAAGGATACTATCCAAGGTTTCCGCGCTCTTCTTAAAATGCAAATTAAGAAGATCCAGGAGGCTTATCCCTTTTCCGAAACGGAGTTTTTCCTCAATTATCTAGCTTTCGAACAGCTAGTCATTCAGTGTGTCACCTCCAAATCAGTTCAGGCTTCTAAATGGAACAACCGAGTTCATGAACACAACGTTAGCTTCTACAACCGTATCGTAGCTGGTGAGTATCTCAACTCACCACGTGTAACATATTACACAGGACTAGTCAAGGCTGTGTTTAAGCATTTACTTTGTAATTGGTTTTCACTTGCCATCATGGCTGTTCCATTGACGGTTGTCTTTTGGTTATCAGTAATTTACTTTTTCTTCAGAGGTGTTGGTGCTTGCACACCTTCAACTGTACTAGTTACTTCCACTATTGGAATAAACATCTTGCTGGCCTGGCTAGCATTCACATTTTGTGTGAGTTTATACAAAACATGGAAGTATGGACCTTGGGATCGCTTCAAGACCCACGTTGAAGGCAAGCGTCAATCTTATCCCGTCACCTGTGCTGTAAGGCCTTTGGATGGATTTCAGGAATTTACCTCTTGGGTTGATATTGAGGAGTACGCCCTCAATCCCGATGCTAGCTATGAAGCTGTGTTCTTCCGGGACAAAATCAAACGCTCTGAAGTTGCTGGGCGGAATGGGACTGTCATCGTGGGCCCTATCTTCTGCTCTCGACTTCCACTCGTTTTCAAAAACAACCCAGATAATTCCACCATCGGCCTATTCACGCGCGTGCTACTCGATCCCCCCACACGGCCAATCGACAGATACTTCAATGATATGATGCGCTCCGTCCCTATAGCAATTAGAAAAGGGGATAAACGGGGACCTGTACCTATCAACAAAATCTTGTATGACGGATTAGGTGGTTCAAAAACTTGGCATACCTACTCTTTTGAGGAGTATGTCAAAAGGTTTCCTGCTGCAAAAAGGAACAAAATCCTCAAGCGTTTGGAAGAAATTCAGCATGGTGGTAACGCTAAGCAGGATTATGTTTACCAAGCCTTCGTAAAACGAGAGAAGCAGATGGAAATATCTTATGAGGACTACAAACCTATCCGACCACGTATCATACAGGGATGTTCAAACGGATCTAAAGCCCAAACTGGACAATGGTTTTACAATTATCAATGGGCTCTTAAGTTCGCTTGGCAACCCGTCGGGCAAATTTGGTTTTGTTCCGGGTACACCTCGAAGGTCTTTAATGGCTGGATTAAACGCGCTGTATCCAGCCTTGGGGGTTTAGCTCAAACTCTCTTTATTGGATCAGACTTTTCTAAGTATGATGTGACGCAGGGCAAGACGTGCATTGATAACGAGATACGTTGGTATCAAAATCTCGGCTGCCCGTTCCACAAATACTTATCATCGAAGTACTACACAGTCGGCTATGTTGCCGGCATCATGTATGAACTCCTTGGCTGTCGTAAATCCGGAGACAACGATACTTCATCCGGAAACAGTCGGAACACTG